GGAAGACTTGGTTACGGACAAAGCAAATAAAATTATACATACTCACGGAGTATTTTTTGCAGTAAAGGAATCTAAATGATCCCAGTACTTTATACCACATGGAATAGGTTGGATTATACAAAGCAGACTTTACCTGTTCTACTTGAGACTACTCATGATGGTGAAATTATTATTATCGATAATGGTTCAATGGATGGTACGGATGCATTTCTTTATAAATTTAGGAGTCATAGAAAAATAAAAAAGATTATTTTTAATAATGAGAATAAGGGAATTGGTGGGGCTATGAATCAGTTCCTAGAATTGACAAAGGATAATGAATTTATTGCGAAGGTTGATGATGATACTATAGTCCCGACTAACTGGTTAAATGATTTACTTGATCCTTTAATTGGTCTTGATCGAGATGCTGTACAGGCTAATCATTATTTCTTTATACAGGGTATTTATAATTGGGAACATCTTAAAAGGGAGAAAGGATTTATTAAGTTTGGTCTAAATCATTTTGTTCCAATTCTAATTGGGGCTAGTGGCACGGTGTTTAAAAGGAATATATTTGATGTTCCTATTGAGTATGAAACACACTCTTTATTTGGCTGGAGTCAATATCAATCAATAATAAAGAAAGGAAAACTAAAAACAGGATTATATGATGGAGTATGGATTGAGCTTCTGGATATGAAGGGGGTTAATGCTTGGGATGAAACTTCAGAACATATGTCATATAGAAAATTAACTGGAAGATTCATAGAGAGGGCAGACTATTATGAAGCAAGAGGATAGAAAGGTATCAATAATTATACCAGTAATTAGAAAAGAAAATGTAAAAAAGTTAGTAGATACAATTTATGCTAACGCTGGAATACCAAAAGAGAATATTTCTGTATATGCTGAAGCGGATGAGGAGAGAATTGGTTGTCCGAAAATGATAAAGACTATGACAGACAAAGTAATAGAGATGCATAATCATCCATATATATGTTTTCTTGGTGATGACACTTTGCCGGAAAAAAATTTTTTAAAAATAGCATTTGAGTCTATGGAAATGTTTGATGCGAATTGGGGATTGGTTGGACTAAATGATAATTATGATGAGGTTGATGGAAACCTTAATGCAACTCATTGGATAGCACATAGAAGGTTGTTGCCATTTCTCGATGATGAGTTTTTTCATACTGGGTATGTTCATTCTTTTTGTGATAATGAGTTGACTGATAGGTGTAAAGAAATAGGTAGGTATATATTTGCGCCTGATGCAAAAGTTAAACACATTAATCCTATAGTTGATAAAACTGTTCCTTGGGATGATGATTACAAGTGGGCATATTCTCCTGCTAATTCTGCAAGGGATAATGCTCTGTACATCCAGAGAAAAAATAATAGAAATAGAATATCAGAAGATTTTAAATTGGGAATTGCTTTCCCTATTACAGATGAAAAAGTGCATACATCTTTTTTCATAAGTTACATTACAATGGAAAAACCAGAGGAATATACTTTACTTATCCCAAAGTGGCCGGGACAGATTGATGCGATTAGGGATAACCTTGTAGAACAGGCTTTAATTGAAGGCGTGACTCATATGATTATGATGGATACTGATCAGATTTATCCTGTTGATACAATTATAAAACTTTTGAAGAACAGGGATAAGGATGTGGTGGCCGTGCCTGTTCATAGAAGGTATCCGCCGTATGATCCAATAGTATTAAAACATAATCCAAAATCTGATAGGTATTGGCACATTCCTGATAAAGAGGTTTATAGTGGAGAGTTGATTGAGGCTGATGCAATAGGAACTGGTTGTATGATGTTCGATACCAGATGCTTTATGGATACTCCAAGACCGTGGTTTAAGATCGATGGGAAAAGAGATGGGACACACATTGGTGAAGATGTGTTCTTTTGCAGGAACATGAAAAAAGCCGGAAAGAGAATATGGGTGGATACTTCCATTGAAATTGGTCACATAGCACAGATGGAAGTGGCTAGACCATTGTATGAATTGTATAAGCGGTATAGAAAGTTCGGGTGGGTGAAGCCACCTGATTTAAATAAAAGGGAAAATCTTGAACCCGCATCACTGGGCATTGTCGAGGAGGCTGAGGTTGGTCAGGATAATGTAGAAGTTGTGAATGATTCATAATGAAAAGGAGAATATAAATTATGGGAAAAAAAATTGGAAAGGATTGTCAGGTATCTGTTGGTGCAAATAAAGTTGTCGGTATGGGAACATGGACGATGGATGGTATTACAGCCGATCAGATGGAAGCAACGGAATTCAATGATGATTGGAAAAGTTTTGAGTTTGGAGCGAAGGATGGTGGTACGGTAACATTTAGTGGTCTGTTTGATCCAGAAGATGCTACAGGGCAGGATCTGCTAATGAGGGCTAATATGGATAATACTGATATCACAAGCCTGAGACTGTACACAGATGACACAAGTTACTTTGAGCCGTGTCAGACAACTCAGTGGTGGTCAGGAACTTCAACTACCGGAGAGGCAACTGTCTATAGCTGGGTGAATATTACTTCGGTAAATATTGGCGCAGATAAAGCAGCATTGATGACTATTGATTTTACAGCCAAGGTGAGTGGTTTACTCGTACATGTGTAAACCCAAGAATTAATCAAAGGATTTAAAAGGAGGGCAATTCATTATGTCTGATGAAAAAGAAAATAATGAGATTGATGAAAATGAAGATGTTGAAATCATGAACGAAGCGGATATGCCGAAAGATAACGAGTTTGATTTTGATGAACTCAACCCTGGAATGTGGTTCGATTATGGGGAGTCTGGTATGCGTGTTTGTCTCAGGACATGTCCTATAGAGGAAATCAGGGAGGTTGAAAAAGTAACCACCAAGAAGAAGCGTATTTTCAAAGGTGAGCATATGCACATAATCGAAACGGTTGATGAAGACCAACAGTCTGTTTTGATTTGGGATTATACTATTATCGATTGGGAAAAGTGTTTGGATAAGAGCAGAAAAGATATTCCATGCACACGACAATTCAAAGTTCAAATGATGAATAAGTCGATCAAGTTTGCGGCTTTCTATGCTCAGAGTATGAAAGAATTGAATAAGAGACTTATGGGTGGGGACGACGAAGAAATAAAAAACTTGTAGAGTTCGCAGAGTGGTGTGTGCAACCAGAGACCAACTGCGAACAGTGCAGGAAATATTACGAGAAAATAAAAAAGGATAAACCGGATTGTTCTCTCTGTATTCCAAAAGTGCTTCCACAGAATGAGGAGGCGGCAAGAATATTCCCCTATATTATGGGGCAGTTTAAAACAACTGGTATGGGGGATATTCTAGGGTTGGATTTGGTAGCGGTAAAGATTTTCATGGATTGGCTCAAGGTTGATAAGGGAAAGCAGATGAAATGTTTTAATTTGTGCAACAGGGCTTTTATGGAAATAAAACATTACTTGATTTCTAAGGGATAATTTTAATGGCGGCAAAGCTAGGAACTGTATTTGTAGAAATAGACATCGACGGTAAGAAGTACAAAACTGCGTTGAAGCAGGCTGAGGACCAGACTAAAAAATCAGCTTCTAAAATGCAGAAGTCTTTTATGGATGTCCGCCGTGTTGGTACTCAGGCTGCAAAGGCAGTTGGTGCAACCTTTGTGCTTGCTGCAGGGGTTGCCGTCGCCGCTTCCATTCGTATTGGTGCTTCATTTGAAAAGAGTATGGCACAGGTTCGTGGTGTCATGCGAGCTACTGAAAAAGAATTTCAAATGTTAACCAATGTTGCAAAAGAGATGGGAAGGACTACAGAATTTACAGCTTCACAAGCAGCAAAGGCTTTGGGCTTCTTGGGTATGGCAGGGTTTAGAGCAAAACAGGCTATTGTAGCACTTCCGGGAGTTTTAGATTTAGCAACAGCGGGGGTTTTAGATTTAGGAACTGCTGCTGATATTGCTTCTAATATATTAAGTGCTTTTCAACTTCCTGTTAAAGAATTGGGAAGGGTGAATGATGTTCTTGTTGCTACTGCCACAAGAGCAAATACAAGCGTGTTACAGATGGGAGAGGCATTTAAATTTGCAGCACCAACGGCTAAAGCTCTTGGATTTAGTATTGAAGAAACTGCAGCTTTTATTGGTCTTTTGGGTAATGCCGGTGTACAAGGAAGTTTGGCTGGTACTAACTTAGCATTTATTATGGGCAAAGCAGCAAAGAGTGGTAAAGGACTTGTCGAGACTTTAAAGGAACTTGTAGATTCAGAAGCCCCAGAAGTGATGAAACTATTTGGAGATAGATCAAGTAAGGCTGCGTTGATATTAAGAAAACAGTTATCTACATATGAAAATTTTGTAAGAATACTAAAAAATGCAAAAGGTGAAGCAAAAGAATTAGCCGATATTATGAGAGATACTTTGCAGGGATCTTTTGATGAACTCAAGTCTACTCTTGAAGGCAAAGCTATTGATTTCATGGATAGGTATGGGAAAGAGGTTCGATTTGTTGTGGACTGGTTAATATTACTGGTTAGACAACTTAATTTTGCAACTGAAGCATTAGGAGAAAATGATACTGCTGTTGTTAGTATTACAAAAGTGAGTAACGATTTTGTTGATTCATTAAAAAATATTTCTAAGTTTTTTGGAATGTTATTGAAAGGTATTTTAGGGGTAAAGCTGGCGTTTAAAACTCTTACATTTGTTGTAGTGGAATTTGTGAGGGAAGTATTTGGTTTATTAAAATTTATATTGATGCCACTTGATTCTATTCTTAATCGGTTGGTTCAATTAGGAAAGATAGATTCAAATCCATTGGAAGGAATACAGAAAGCTTTAGAAGGTACTTCTGCTGAACTTACTATTTCTATGAATGAGACTGCGGAGGAAATTATTAACATAAATAAAGCTTTGATTGAAACAGGAATACTTATTGATGGTTTGAATCAAAAAGAGTTTGGTGTAATACGTTCTAGGGATACAGGTGCTGGAGGTGCCGGAGTGGATACTTCTATTTTGGGTGGAGGTGCTCCTTCGATACCGGGACTTGGAGAAACAGATCCAAAGAAAATAGCAGAAAAAGAAAAAGAACGGAGCAAGGAATCGGACGCATGGGTGAAATTTAATATTGAAACGGTGCAGCGAACGAAGATGAAAGTCCCAAAATTATTTGAGCCGGAAGCGTCGAC